CTATAACAACGTTTTTCATGTTTCCGTAAAATAAAAATGCCCGAACCTATCCGCCCGGGCATAAAAAAGGCGGTAACTCCGAATATTGGAATTACCGCTTTCTACATCAAATCACAACCATTTGCCGTCTATCATTTCATCCAACCCTATTGAGTATGATAGATACTCCATTATCTCCTTTGATGCTCCATTCTCACGAGCAATATTGAGTTCGTCCATTCTATGGGATACTTCATTATTGTATGCTCGTGCCCATTCCCCGCCGTGCGTCTTTTCCATAAGAGTATCGAAGTCCATTTTAGATACTTCACTGATAGCAGCATCTAAACATTCGACATTCGATTTTGACAGGCAATTCATATCTGGCGCTTCCAAAGCGGAGAAATTCTCGTCTTGGCATTCGATTACGGCCGAAACTCGTCCAAGTACACGATCATCGCAAAATTTATATGGAGAACTGTCCCCACGCGCTACTTTCAGAATATTGTACACCAGCGACGGAACCGGCCCAAACTGCAATGCTACAATACTGTCGTTAAACATGGGTATGCCATACTTCACAAGATGATTCTTTTGCGCGAAAAAAGCCGTTTTAACGATATGATATACATCTCGGCTATTCTTCGGCATACGGCTCAAAATGTAAAGCAAGACTGCCTTCAATCTGCGTATATCCGACTCTCGCATAAGATTGTTTATGTAGGTTGCACTGAATAAATATAATGCAAATATGGAAAACTCACTTCCTAATTGCAAATTTACCGCAAAAATAGTACAACGACGTTCTCAAATTTCCGTCCGATAAGTTCTACATCAAATCACAACAAAACAATAGCTAATGCTATTCAATATGTCAATACAAACATAGGAAATTTTATCTCACGCCCTGTTTTTATATATTTATGGAATCAGGCGGAGTATAATTCAAACTTATAATTTCCAGGCATTTGTTGGTGGAGTACACAAGCTATATGAACCGGGGGGATCATTGTGCCCCCCGGTTCTCGGCAATTGCAATGTGTAAATTTTGCACATTGCTCAGATCGGTAATTCCAATATGTCAAAGAACCGCTGCGAATGTCTACATCATGTCGCGCCATGCCTCGGGCTTTCGGTTGTAGAGGTAGTTCAAATCCCGTTC